AGGAACATTAGATGGGACACAAACTCACAAATTAGTTTTAGAAGGATTATTTGGTAAGGTTTATAAAGTTACAACTACCAAAAAGTTAATTGACAGTAAACAATTGGCCTCATTTCGTGTAGAAATTATCGTATTAAAATATCCTGATGTAATATGTGAACAATTTAGAAAAATTAAGTACGCAGATGAATTAGAATTTATAGTAGGACATGAAAAAAGAAATAAATATATAAGAAACTTAGTAGTATCACTGGATGGTAATACTTTACTTCTCTTTAGATTAGTGAAAAAACATGGACGTATTTTATACGAAATGATAAAGGAGAAAGCAGATGACAATAGAAAAACTTTTTTTGTATATGGTGGAACAGAAACCGATACAAGAGAACAAATTAGAGCAATCGCAGAAACAGAACAAGATGCTATCATCGTGGCAAGTTATGGGGTATTCAGTACCGGCATCAACATTAGGAATCTTCATAACATTATTTTTGCTTCTCCTTCTAAGAGTCGTATTAGAAATCTTCAGTCGATAGGCAGAGGATTGAGATTATCAGATAATAATCAAGAGACAGTACTATACGATATTACAGATGATTTGAGATGGAAGAACAGAAAGAATTATGCTTATCGACATCATGAAGAACGAATGAAAATATATGATGAAGAAAAGTTCCCATATAAAATCCATAACATTCCACTTAAGGCATGAATGGCAGTAGAACTCGATAATAAAAACTTAAAAGTTATAAAATTAGGTAATGGAGAAATAATTTTCTCAAAAGTACAAGTGACTGATGCTAGTAAAACTAGTGGTTATTTGGAACTACATTGGCCAATGAAAGTTCTAATGAAATTTGATGATGAAGCAAAGGTTACTCAGTTAGCATTACTTAAATGGCTACCCTTTACAGATAATACACAAGTACCATTATCTACAAGTAGTATTCAGTCTGTTTCAGATCTAGGAGTAAAATATCAAGATTTATATTTAAATTCTGTAAATGAAGATAATTCACACAATCATGAGCAAGAATTAAGTAAAATGTCAACTCTTTTAAAAGATTTTGAACCAAGCGGATATATGAATTAAATTCACCTTTTGCGTTTAACACTTTATTATATCACGTTTTCCTGAAAAGTCAATACCCCTGTTATATATGTTATATACTTGACATATCTAAATTATGTGATATAATGAGTATACGACATTAACATTAAAAGGGATAATATTATGGCAAAACGTAAAACTAAAGGCAATAAGGCTCATTATGTGGATAACGCGGTGTTTTTAGAAGCGATGATCCAATATAAAAGTGAATATGATAATGCAAAGAAAAATGAACAAGACCTTCCACAAATTTCAGAATACTTAGGCTCTGTATTTTTGAAGATAGCTCAAAGATTATCTTTTCGGCCTAACTTTATAAATTATGCATTTAAAAATGATATGATATCTGATGGAATAGAAAATTGTCTACACTATATCCATAATTTTAATCCAGAAAAATCAAACAACCCCTTTGCTTATTTTACTCAAATAATTTTTTATGCCTTTATTCGAAGAATTCAAAAAGAGAAAAAACAATTATATATAAAATATAAAAGCATGCAAAACTATGACACGATACCTGGATATATGGATATCGATAAAACTAGTGATGTTCCTAATCCAATTGGAGATTATAAAAATTCAGATTTTAGATTAGTAGTAGATGAATTTGTAGACACTTTTGAAAAGAGTAAGAAGAAAAAAGCAGTAGTTAAGAAAACAGAATCTAAATTAGAATTATTTATGAGAGCCATAGTATGAACATATTTTATTTGAGTAACTGTCCTCAAGAGGCAGCAGAAGCACACAACGATAAACATTGTGTGAAAATGATACTAGAAAGTGCCCAAATGTTATCCACGGCACATAGAGAACTTGATGGTAATGTTCCTGACATACTATATAAGTCAACTCACAAAAATCATCCAAGTACAGTTTGGGTTCGTTCATCAAAACAGCATTACGATTGGTTGTTTCGATTGTTCAGAATGTTGAGTGCAGAATACTCTATACGATATAGTGATCATAATTTCAAAGTTCACAAAACATGGGATAAACTTGGTAAACTTTTAGAACAAGCCCCAAAGAACATAGTAGACAATGGCTGGGTAGACCCCCCACAATGTATGCCAGACCATTGCAAAAAACCAGACACTATAGATGCCTATAGAAATTATTACCTAACAGAGAAAGCATCAATCTCTACATGGAAATACTCTAATCAACCTACATGGTGGACAGTATGAAGATAGCCCTTATCACGGATACTCATTGGGGTGCAAGGGGCGACAGTCTTACCTTCATGAATTATTTTCGAAAATTTTATGATAATGTGTTTTTCCCTTATCTAGAAGAACATAATATCAAGACACTTATCCATTTGGGTGATGTGGTGGATCGTAGAAAATTTATTAACTTCAAAATACTGAACGATTTACGAACAAATTTTGTCGAGCGCCTATGGAAAATGGGGATAGATACCCACATAATTATCGGTAATCACGATACCTTCCACAAAAATACCAATGATTTAAATTCTCTTCAAGAAATGTTTACTACCCATGAAGGAAAAGTGGAGCCGTGGATGTATTCATCTCCAAAGGAAGTTGATTTTGATGGACTAGGAATACTCATGATGCCGTGGATAAATGAAGGTAACTATGGTGAATGTATGAAAGCAATCAAAAATACTCAATGTCAAATTCTTATGGGACATTTAGAAGTTAGAGGATTTGAACAGCATATTGGATCATGGAGTCATGAAGGTGTAGAAGCAAAGATTTTTGATAAATTTGATATGGCTATGAGTGGACATTTCCATCACAAGTCAGATGATGGAACAATTTACTATTTAGGAAATCCCTATGAGATAACATGGAGTGATTATAAAGACCCCAGGGGGTTTCATATCTTTGATACAGAGACAAGAGAGCTAGAACACATACAAAACCCCTATAGAATGTTTAGAAAATTTTACTATGATGACAGTAATGAGTCTTTTGAATCATTAACTGAAAGAGATTATAGTGAATATGGAAACGCCTACGTAAAAGTAGTAGTACAAAAGAAAACAAACCCTTTTTGGTTTGATACTGTGCTAGATAAGTTATATGCAGCAGATGTTGCAAACTTGGTAGTAGTTGAGAATTTTTCTGATTTAGAATACATGGAAGATGATGAGGTAGTCGATGAGGCTCAAGACACCTTAACTATTTTAAGTAAATATGTTGATTCATTAAATATAGAAAATAAAACAGAATTAAATATATTGATGAGAAATCTATATAATGAAGCATTGACTGTGGAAGCAATATAATGTCGAATAAAATACAATTTTGGTCAACAGTTCCAGGCATAGAAGATATAGCCCCTATTGTTCCTGCTAAAGACTTTATTCCTGAATGGTGGAAGCGTGTTCCTGCTCATCAAGTTGGAGATATGAATAATGCCTCACCTGATCACGACTTTTTAAACTCTTTGGGAAAAGATGTGAAAGTTAGTGGAACTGTTAATCCACCCCATGCAAATGATATAAAACAAAGAAATACTGGAACAATAAAATTGTGTCCAGCAATACATGATTGGTTTAATACTGGATGGGTTCTTCCAATGTGGACTGATGTGTTTATAGAAATTTTTGAAGATGGTAAACTTGGTATGTCTGGAGGAAAAGCTTTCAACCTTGAAACACCTTCACCACCAGATTATCCACAGTTGTTTCAAGGTGGCTTGATGGATAATATTACATATATTCATTGGTTGCCAGAAGAACAACGAAAAAGAGGTGCAGTAGGATTTGTTCAAGTTGTTTGTCCGTGGAGAATGAGAACACCGCCTGGCATTTCTTGTTTTCAGTTTCCTATGTACTGGAATTTTAATCCAGATTTTGAAGTTCCTCCGGGACCTGTATGGACTGATGAATACTCACAAGTTAATCCACAACTAATAATTAAAAGATATGGTAAGATAACTATTAAACAAGGTACACCATTATGTGTATTTGTTCCTTATGATAGAAGTACAGTAGATAACCTAGAGTTAGAAATAATGAAAACAGATAGTAATGGTGTCCCGCTAGATGATGATTGTAAACGACATGAAGCAAAAACTGCTTTAATGGTTCAAACTCAGTTCAGAGGTGGATATAGAAGTATGCAAAAAAAGAAAACAGCTGAAGGTTGTCCATTTCCTCACGAAAAATAATAGATATGACTATGGAAACTTATAAAGAAAGATTACAAAAAAGAAAAGGAGAAAAAATGTCCAATTATGATATGGATGAAGTAGAAAGAGAAAGAGACAGGAATGCCTTTGCGAGTGCTAAAGGGAAATCATCAGTAACATTACAAGATGATGAGAAACTTCAAACTGTAGAAATAGAAATGGATAAAGACGATCTTTTAAAATTAGCTCTTGCGGCTCATGACAGAGATATAACTTTAAATAAAATGTGTAGTCATATTATAGCAGATTCTATGGATTCTCTTGATTATAGATTTGAACATCAATCAAAACCCCAGGTATTAAAAGAATATTAAATTGTTATATTTTAAAAGTATTAGGTGGAAAAATTTATTAAGCACGGGTAATCAATTTACTGAAATTCAATTAGACAAAACATCCACTACATTAATTGTTGGAGAAAATGGTTCAGGTAAATCTACCGTACTAGACGCCTTGTGTTTCGGATTATTCAGCAAACCATTTCGAAGAATCAATAGACCCCAATTAATAAATTCTATTAATGATGGCGGACTGTTAGTAGAGATAGAGTTTGAAGTTGGTAGTAAGTCCTATATGGTTCGCAGAGGTATAAAGAAAAATATCTTTGAGATTTTTATCGATGGTAAACGATTGAATCAAGATGCCAAGACCGCAGATCAACAAGAATATCTTGAAAAGACCATCCTTAAACTAAACTATAAATCTTTCACTCAAATTGTTTTATTGGGAGCAAATCACTATATCCCATTCATGCAATTGAAATCTACAGATCGTAGAACCATTATTGAAGATTTACTCGATATTCAAATTTTCTCTGTAATGAATGGTCTGTTGAAATACAAAATATCAGAGAACAAAGAAGACAGTCAAAACATTGAAGTCAATAGGAAATTATCTGTTGCACATATTAGTAATACTGAAGAAGCAATTAATGAGTTAAAAAAGACTAAGACAAATCAAATTCAACAAAATGAACGTGATATTAATACTAACGAGGAAGAAGTTGGCCGATTAAATACGACAATAAAAGAGTTGATGGTTTCAATAACGGATGACAAGACAGCTCAAACCCTTAAAGAATTAAAAGGTTATCAAGGGGGTATTGAACGAAAAATAATGTCCTCAGAAAAAGAAATAGAATTTTATGAACAAAATGATACTTGTTCTACGTGTAGCCAAGAATTAAGTGAAGAACATAAAACTAAAATGATAGATG